ACTGTTAGCTGTTGAAAGAGGGGAACCATGATCTCGGAACTTCGACCCTACCAAGTTGAAGCGTTGGCCAACATCCGCAACAGCATTCGGGGAGGGGTCAAGCGGCTGGTTGTGCAGGCTGCGACCGGGGCCGGAAAGTGCCTTGGCATCGGCACGCCAGTTTTAAAATTTGATGGCCAGATTGTTCCAGTCGAAAGCATTGTTGCTGGCGACCGACTGATGGGGCCAGACAGCAAGCCTCGGAATGTGGTCGGCGTTTGCCGCGACCGTGGCCCGCTGTTTCGGATTGTTCCGACCAAGGGCGACCAATGGGTTTGCAATGACGTTCATGTTTTGACGTTGGTTGAAAGTCAAAGCGGTCAGATTGTGGACGTTCCCTTGGACGAATATCTTCGCACAAACAAAACATTCAAACATGTTCATAAATTATTTTCACCGGAATGTGGGATAGATTTTTCGCCGTCTAACGATCCGGACGTGCCGGGTTATTTTCTTGGTTTATGGATTGGAGATGGCACGAAGTCGCTTCGGGGTGTTTCAATATCCAAACCTGACATCGAGGTCCGAGATGAATGTGAGAGGGTTGCGGTCGCCAATAGAGGAACAATTTCTACTAGTTCTTCTGGCAGTTGCCCAACCTATCATGTCGTCACGCCGCGTGGAAAACCTAATCGGTTATTGGAAAAAATGCGGGCGCTTATGGGGCGCGGCGACATACCGTTATCGGTGTTAACCGCATCTCGCCAATATCGCGCCTCGGTTTTGGCTGGGGTAATTGATACCGATGGGTACGTTGCAAAAGGATGTTGTGAAGTTGCTCAGAAGTCCGAGATGCTGGCTAGCGGAATAACGTTTCTTGCTAGGTCATTGGGAATGAAAGTTACATGCGCTGACAAAATAGTTAATGGAGCAGTTTACAAGCGCATGATGATTAGTGGAGATTTTTCAAATATCCCGACTAGAATAGCTCGCAAAACTGCCGGTACTCGCAAACAAAAAAAATGTGCCACTAGAACTGGATTTGCTGTTGAGCCAATTGGTGTCGGAGAATATGCCGGGTTTGAACTAGATGGAGACGGTCGATTTTTGCTTGGAGATTTCACCGTTACGCATAACACGAAAATCTCAGCGGCTATAGTCGAGGGGTGCCGCAGCAAAAACAATCGGGTGGCCTTTGTATGCCCAGCAATCAGCCTTATCGATCAGACGGTCGAAAGTTTCTACGCGGAGGGTATTCGCGACATCGGGGTTATCCAAGCGAATCACGAAATGACCGATTGGAGCCGTCCGGTCCAAGTTTGCTCAATCCAGACCATTCAAGCGAGGGGCGCATTTCCACAAGCGCAAACTGTGCTATTTGATGAATGCCACAAGATCCACAAATCTATGATTGCATGGTTGCAGCATCCGGACTGGCGCAACGTCCCGATGATTGGTCTTTCAGCTACGCCATGGACGAAAGGGCTCGGCAAATATTTTGACAGCCTGCTAGTCGCTGCGACGACTTCGGAATTAATCGAGCAGGGATATTTGTCACCGTTCAAGGTATTTGCTTCAGGTCATCCAGATTTGTCCAACGTGAAGGTTGTTGCCGGCGATTATCATGAGGGGCAGTTGAGCATGGCGATGCAAAGCGGGGAGCTTACTGCCGACATCATCAAAACATGGCGCGAGAAATGGGGGAAAGGAAAAACCTTGTGCTTTGGGGTAGACAAGGCGCATGCCAAATCAATCCAAGAGCGGTTCGAATATGCTGGTATCCGTTGCGGATATCAGGATTCTGAAACGACTGCCGACGAACGCCGCGAGATCAAGCGCAAATTTCACAACGGAGAGTACGCGGTAGTTTCGAATATCCAAACGCTAACAACGGGTGTGGACTGGGATGTTAGGTGTTTGATCCTTGCGCGCCCAACGCGCTCGGAAATGCTTTACACGCAAATCATTGGACGTGCATTGCGGACGGCGCCTGGAAAGGACTGCGCCTTGATTTTAGATCATTCAGACAGTTCGACAAAACTCGGTCTAGTTACTGACATTCATCATGATCATCTTAATGGCGGAAAGGTTCAGCAAAAGGAAAAGACAAAAGAAAAATTGCCGAAGGAATGTCCGCAGTGCCACATGATTAAGAAGGCCAAGAAATGCCCTAACTGCGGCTACGAGGTGGTGATTACGTCCGACATCATGGAGCAGGATGGCGAACTCGTTGAATTTTCAGGCGGGAAAAAGGGAAAAGGGAAAGCGCGCGAGATGACATCGGACGAGAAGCGCACCTTTCTTGCCGAACTGAAATGCTATTGTTTGCAGCATGGCTACAAGTCTGGCTGGGCCGCGAATAAATACAAAGATCGATTGAAAGTATGGCCGCATTATTCGATAGCAGATGTGCCGCCCGCAAATATGGTTTCTCCCACTACGGCGCTTTGGATCAGAGCGAGAGCTATTGCATTTGCAAAAACAAAAAAAATTGGAGTTAAAGCGGGGACTCCTAGAGCATGAACGAGGACAGCCACAAAGATTTCATGCTGAGCGCACTTCGCGCCGCTAGCCTCCGCGCCAAAATGATTGAAATGGATTTGAATACTGTAGGCGTGGCTCTCAAATCCGACATGGTTACTCCAATGGAAGCGGTCGAATGGCTGCGCCAAATCGGGGCTTTAGATTTCGTGGGAAAAATTCCAGCGGCGATTGAGGCATCGATATGAAATACCTGTTTGGCATCAAAGAGCGCAGGCCGGTGTTCTTTTTTCATTTTGTAAGGTGGTCATGCATCAGTTTCGGCTTTTACATTGATTTGGCATCTCCAAATATCGAGATCCACGTTCCGTTTGGTTTCGTGCGAATTGGTTGGCAAGGAACATATAAATGGAAAAAACCTGTTTCTTTTGGAGTTACCTATCCTGCTGAAGGCGCAACGCTTGTGCCTCCGATAGGATGGAAACCGTTGGGAAAGGAGCAATAAGCATGAAAAAAACATTGGATAAGATGGACAAGAAGACAAAACCGGGAAAACCAACCAAGCCGGTCAAACACCCCGAACGGGAGCACAAGCCGCGCCCGCTGGACGACGACGCGATGCCGCCGAACAACCCGTTTGAAGGACTCGCTAAGGCAGTATTAACGAGGAAGGGAATCAAATGAAGATTTGGGCAAAAACAAAGGAATGGGCAGAGGGCAAATTCCTAGTAGTGCGCCGCGACGGATCTGTTCCGCACTGGCCGCATTTTGTGTTGGGCGCTCGCGATCCTGCCGCGCCCGGAGCTTTGCGAGCTTATGCCTATCACGCCAAGCGCCTCGGCTTCGAGGATGAATACTGCGACAGCATTATGGTGCTGGCGGATGACTTCGAAGCCTACCGAGTCCGCGAAGGAAATGGCGATCCGGAATCGCCTCCGCACCGAACCGACAATCCAGACGTAATCCAGGCGATGCGCGGAGATCCGGCGACTATTTCGGTAGTGCGAGATGGGCAGAACGTGCCGAAGCGCCGCTAACGGCAAGCAAAGGTTAAACGAGGTTCCCAACGACGGAGATCCAAACATGACAATCGAAGTTGTGTTCCTAGACTCAGGCCGTGAGCCGCAGTGCAAGCCGGACCCTAAATATCCGAACGGGCGAGATATTGAAATTGCAGGTGCCGTTCGGTGCTGTAGCAACCTGCCGTATCCCGCGCCTCGTTGCGGCGTATACGAGATCACATGCAATGATTGCGGGTTGAAGGTCGCGCTCACGGTTGCCGGGCGAATTGACGATCCTCGCACAATCACAATCCCATGCAAGGTAAAGCTAGCGTCATGAAAAACGGAGCTTTACCGTTAGCTAAAGATCCCTTTGCGGCCGGCGCTGCAAAGATGAAATCTGGATTGGCACCGCTCAAAAAGTTCAAGCCGTTTCCTAACAATCCCCGAATGCATCCGAAAGCCGAGATCGACATGCTTGCGGCGGTCATCAAGCTCCGCGGTGCAGATCAGCCTATCGTTGTTGACGAAAAATTCGTGATCCTAAAAGGGCACGGCCGGCTTGCTGCGGCTACGGTCGCAGGCTTAACCGACTTCCCATACGTGCAGCGGTTTGGGCTATCCGAAACCGAAAAGATCGCAATCCGCATAGAAGATAACGCGCTGCCGCTTTTGTCTGGGTGGAACAAGGAATTGCTTTCGTCGCAATTGGGCGAGCTCCAATCCGGCGGATACGAAATGCAAACGCTTGGCTTTCCTGCAACGCAACTAACTGCATTCATGACGACGCCAGAAGCGCCGGCAGCGTTCGAAGCATTCGGCGAGGATATCCCGACAGAGCATACTTGCCCAAAATGCGGGTTTCGGTATTCGGGGAAATGAAACCGCCTTACCGTGTTCCGTCGATGCAGCAAATCGCGCGGATCAAGCCGAATGGCTTCAAAGCGATTAGCCTATTTGCCGGCGCTGGCGGTAGCAGCCTCGGCTATAGGCTTTCAGGTTTCAGGATGCTTTGGGCGTCCGAATTTATTGACGCAGCCCGCGACGTCTACAACGCGAACAAAACGCCCTATACGATCGTTGATGGGCGAGATATCCGCGACGTAGATCCCTCCGAAGTGGTCGAAAAAATCGACATGAAGCCCGGTGAGGTCGATTTGCTAGATGGCTCCCCGCCATGTTCTTCATTCTCCGCCATTGGAAAAAAATATAAAGGATGGGGCAAAAGCAAAAAGTACAGCGATAGAGCACAGCGAACTGACGATCTCTTTTTCGAATACGTTCGGTTTGTCCGCGCAATTCAGCCAAAAGTATTTGTTGCGGAAAACGTTGCCGGGTTGGTCAAAGGCGCGGCCAAAGGCTATTTCCTCGATATCCTCCGCGAGCTCAAGGCTTGCGGCTACAGGGTAGAAGCTCGTTTATTGGACGCGCAATGGCTTGGAGTGCCGCAGCAGCGGGAGCGGCTGATATTCGTCGGCGTGCGAGAGGATCTAGGGCGCAACCCGGCTTTCCCGACGCCTCTAAGCTATCGCTACAGCATGAGGGAAGCGTTCGAAGGGTTGCAGGCACCGGTTGAACCTGAAACCGACATATCACGGTATGCGATCGGAGATGCCTACGATTGGCTCACGCCTGGGAAATGGTCGGATCGGTTCATGAGCTTAGGCTACCGTAGCCTAGACGAACCATCGTTTGCGATTACAGCCCGGGCAGCATCGCCAAGCACCGCGGGGATTGTGCATCCGACTGAGAAGCGCAAATTCTCGGTCGGGGAACTCAGACGTCTATCATCGTTTCCGGACGATTTCGTTCTGTCTGGAAGCTATGAGCAGCAATGTGAAAGGATTGGCCGGGCCGTCCCGCCGTTAATGGCCGCAGCGATTGCTACGGCCATTAGGGATCAGGTTCTTATTCCGGCGATAACGGCGACGTAATGCCGTGTGATCTTGTCGTAGGCAGCGGCTCGGGCTCGGATCGACATTTTTGGCTTTCCGTCAGGGCCAAGAACACCTGCGGCAATGTCGTCGTCGGTTTGTTTGGCGGTTCCTTCGCCGCATTCCGCATCTAGCTTGCGGCGGTAAACCGCCTCGCTGATATCTCGGATTGCCTCCGGGTTCATGATCGCTTGTTTCCCCTTTTTCTCTGTCACGGTATCCTCGCTTTGAATAGGGCTACGTCGCGCTCCGTAAGCCGCTGGTGAGAGTGTGTCATTCCCCGGGGCCGAACCTTGGTAATCGTCAATTCGGCCCCGGCTCGGTCGCAAGCCCTCCGCAAGGTAACCCGGCAGGACTTCCAACCGAGCGCGGCTAGGAGTTCCGGTTCGGTTACTCCCTCCGGCCGGAGGGCAAGGTCAAGCATCAAGGCTAGTTTGCTGCCCGTGCGGAGGCCGTCAGTGCGTTTTCCGGCTGCGGGCTTGGTTGCGGCCTTGTCCGTTCCGGACGCTACAGGCGGCCTTTTAGCGGGCTTGGAGCGGGTCATGTCTTTTCCCCAATGCTAGCGAGAAACTTTCTCGCGTCGTCCCGCCACTTGTCGATAACTACCATGCCGTTGTCGGCTATCGGTTCGGCCGGGTCGTTCTGAATCACCTTTTCGACTTTGCCGGTGATCTTGTGCGTTGCAGTCTCGGCAAGCTTTTCGAGCCGCTTGTCGAGTGTCTTTTCGTTGAACGCGGCGCCGAGCACGTCGCGAACCTGGGACCAAAGGGCTTCCATCGTTTTGCGCTTTCTGTAACCCGGGATCAGCCCGGGGGAGCTTGACGGCTCCGTTATCGGGGATTATTTTCCCCTGAGGCCAATAAATACTGGTGAATTGCGGTTTACCAGCACTTTTTTCAAAAATCTAAAAAGAGGGAAAATGGTAAAGAAATCAGATCTCGGGATTGCAGCGTCCGCTATCTGCGGCGGAGCTATCCGGCTTTGTCGAGTTTTTTCGATTCGGTGATTTTGTCGGAGCCGTCTGGGAAAAACCCGCCTAGTCTCATGTCCCAATTTGCTCGGGTAAGAGCGTCTGCCCATTCGCCTAACAATGCGCAAAGTGTTTGCCGGCCGGAAGTCGTCAACATTGTGCACGTACCGCGGTAATTGAAACGAAGCCATCCTTCTTGAACGCAGCTGAAAATAAGACGATTGCGCCAGTACCGACTTGTTTTGTCTTCTTTCGGGATTGTTCTCAAATTCAAAATGTAAGGCACGGCGCAATCAATGTGCTCAATCAATAAATCTCGCATCTCGGGAGTGATCTTATTTGTTGATTTCATTGAATTTTGCCCCTTTGTTCAAATAGCTCTAGCATTGGGGATAATTTTCCCCTATAGTTATCCACATGTCAAGCTTCCAAGGATCTGATGCGATGAAGTGGAAACTCAAGCGCACGGTGCAATGCGAGAAATGCCCATGGCGTGTTGACGTTGATCCGCACGATATCCCGAATGGGTACTGCGAACGGAAGCACGCTGCTCTATCTGAGACAATAGCCGTGCCCGGCGACTTTCGTGGTTCTGGCAAAGCCATGGCATGCCATGAAACGCACAATGCGCATTGCCTCGGATGGCTGATGAATCAGATCGGCGTAGGAAATAATATCGGCCTTCGTATTCGGATGATGAATTGCGAGAATGCTAGCAAGATTCGCCTTAAGGGCGAACAGCACGCTACGTTCGAGGATACATTACCGTGACCTTGCGCAAGGAACTGATATGCTGGTCGGTTCTGAAACGATTGATACCCTCGTTTTTGCGCCGCGAACCGGCTCCTACTCTTGCCGAAGCCAACATTCGCGTGCAGCAGGCTTTGCGGAACATTCCCCGGTCTTGGTATGATGTTCGCTATCAGCAACCAAGGAAATCAAAATGAGCAGACTAGACGATCTCGCCCATGAATTATGGGCAACCGCTCAACTTCTGCCCGGAGAATGCATTCTAGACGGCGTTGAGCGCATCAAGGAAACGATCAGGGAGTTTGCCGCCAATGAAGCGCATCAGTACGCCAACGATTCGGAAAAAGGCGCGACGAGCTCCGATCCGTTGTAGCCACGGGATCTTGCTTTCGGAGAAGTGCGCGAAATGCGAGATCGATAGCAACGATCTTCGCCGGCCATGGGATTACGGCCAATCAATCGGAACGGGGCCGACAATGCGCCCGACAAATCCTCACCCTGATTCGGATCGGGCGAGAAACTTAGAGGCAAAGCGCCATGAACAAGAAATTTGACCCATACGAGGTTCTTGGCGTCGATCGGAATGCTACCGAAGCCGAGATCAAGAAAGCTGCCAAACAATCGGCGCGCAAGGCGCATCCCGATGCAGGCGGCAGCGATGACGCGTTCATTGAAAACCGCAAGGCGTTAGCCGTACTCTCAAATCCAGAGAAGCGCGCCAAGTTTGACGCGACCGGAGCTATCGACGAAGAAAAACCCGACAATTCAACGTCGATAGCAATGCAAATCATAATTTCCGTTATGGCAGAAATCACGAACGGCTATCTTGCGAGTGGTTTCAGTTCGTCAAGAGATCCGCGTCATTTTGATTTGATCAAGCTCGTTGAGGGCAAGATCATGGATAAAATTGATAATGATCAGGAAACGGTGCGGCAGGGTAAAAAGCACGCGGCTTTTCTCCAAGATTTCGTGAAACGGTTCAAGTTGCGCAAAAAGGGAAAAGCATCATTCGATTTCATTTCCCGTCAAATCAATGACGAGATCGCCGTCATCGATGCCAAGATTGCGGAAGTAGAAATCATGATTGAAAGCACGAAGCTAGCCTTGGAATTGCTCGCGTCCTATCACTATGATTTCGACAAGCCGCAATCAACGGTGATGAACTATTATTTTACGACCACATAACCCGTAAAATAACCGCCCAAAGCCCTATGGTCGCAAGAAACGAAACAAGCGCAAGAAACTCAACAGGTCCGCCTAGAATGATAGTCTCGATGATGATCTTCTTCATAGCCAAACTCCGGTCAAAAGCCGCGTCATTGCGGCAACGATCAAAGTAACGGACAGGCGTTAATAAACCGTAAACTCGAAACAAACAGGGGAACAAAAATGCAGGCTTTCCACAACGACGCCACTATCAAATCCGCTATCATGGCCGGTCTCGCGGTCCACCGTGCCGCAGACGAACTTGTTCAAGGGTCATATTGGGAGAACGGCAAAGGTTGCGCGGTCGGTTGCACGCTCGAAACGATCCGTGTGATGAAAGGCGCCAAAACCATTGATCATTTCAGTCACAAGCTGGCAGAAACCGAAACCGGCATCCCGCAAATTTTGTGGCGGCTCGAGGATTGTATTTTCGAAGGCTTGCCGAACGCTGCCGCCAAAGGCTGGCCCGAACAATTCACCGATGCAATTCGCCCCGGTGCTGATTTAGCTATGATCTGGCCGCGTTTTGCCTTGTGGTTGCTGACAGAGGAACTGCCACAGTTCACGAGGCGGGCGGCAAGCACCGCCGCGCTGGCCGAAGTCGCCGTGCTGTACCGAGAATGGTGCGAAAGCGGCAAAAACCCAAATTGTGAAAGATGGATCGAAGTGAGGAAAAACGCCGCCTACGCCGACGCCGCCGCCTCCGCCGCCGCCTACGCCGCCGCCGCCGACGCCCGTTATTCGGCATATGGCCGACAGGCTGCAAAACTGATTGAGCTACTAAAAGCTGCGTAAATCGTAAACCGAGGCGAGCGCATGAAACGAATTGCGGATGAAGAGCGGATCATTCAGCAGATAGACCGCGAAAGCCGAGAACAGCGCGAAAGAATGCGGGCCTTGATTGCCGAAAGCGGAAATTCCGTCGCTCTCTCGCTTTACAATATCGATATGCGGGAAATTGACCTTGGTTTGAAATCGGCTCGATCCTGCTGGGCTAGCATCAGCCCGGCTCAAGCTCGGGCGCTTGCAATTGCAGGCACCGGCGCGGTTCTATGGCGCAAGCAAGCCTATCCGCTGCAATACACCACTTTTAACGGCCCTCTTGGCGTCGTCTTGCGAGTTTGCTCATTAGCAACAGCCCGCGCCCTTTGCGCTCACGAATTACTCGCGCCAGACGGTGGTGCGTTTGATCCGGAATCCAAATTCGTCATCACCGAGCGCGGCTCATTCGTGCTACGCCACGGGCATCATCTAGGATCTTGGTATTAAAGGGGAAATGACATGCGACCGAACATCCCGACTATGCTCCAAACCGATTGGTTTGAAACGTCACATGCTGATTTGCTCCTAGCCCGCGCTGCACGGTCCAACAAATCGTTTTACAGGAATCCGAC